TAGCTAACTGGCAACACGCTACTAGATTGTTCATCGATGATACTATGCGCTTGGCTCCAAGAACCAAGTTCATGTTCTATGTGCGTTTTGAAATTGATAAAACAGTTTTAAAAGCACCACAATTTATGAACAAACATGCCGACGAAATAGGATATCTTGTTAAGTCAGCAGACTTACCTAAATTTACCATGGAATCGATAACCAAGAATCAATACAATAGAAAACACATTATATATAAAAACTTTTCTTATGATCCAGTTAATCTAACATTCCATGATGATAGTCAAGGTATTATGAATGCCTTGTGGGCATTATATTTCGGATACTACTCTGCAGATAGAAATTTACCAACGCAGGCATTTTCAAAATCTATTTCAACTTACAGAAGTACAGATACCGGATTTGATAATTTTAGATACGGCTTAGACAATGACAAAAGTGTAGACATGTTTAAATCTATTTCGATTTACACTATGAGTCGCAGACGATTTAACGGATATACCTTGATAAATCCTAAAATTACTTCATGGAGTCATGGACAGGTTGCTTACGATGCTAACGATTTTTTAGAAAATTCTATGACCGTTAATTACGAATCAGTGATTTATAGTTCAGGGCAGGTCCAACAAAATAGTCCAACAGGTTTTGCAATGTTGCACTACGACAATACCCCAAGCCCACTATCGGTGGCAGGCGGCGGCGTGGCAAATTTATTTGGACAAGGCGGTGTGCTAGACGGTTTAGAAAGTGTCTTTGGTAGTGTTAGCGATGGATCAGCATTCGGCAGCGTGGGTGGGTTTTTAGGTACAGCTATTTCGGCAGCTAATACCCTTAAAAATCTTAATAATCTTTCCAAAGACGGATTAAAAAGAGAAGCAATTAATATCATTAGTAGTCCAGCGGCAATATTAGGAATTGCAGGATCAGTGGGAGGAGTTATTGGTTCGGTGTTTCCAAAAAATACACAGAATACTGACAAAACTCCAGCGACACAAAAAGTAATGGTAGCCGGCGATGCCGATATAAACGGATTTGTATAATATGGGAAATAGTTTACCTTTAGCAACAGTTACTGATAGTGCCCAGGCTACTAAATTATTTTTTGATCAGTATGGTATTAGCCCGCTAGAATTTTCAGCTAACGAAGTTTCTGCCGCAGTAGGTTTTTTTGAATCAAAAGGATTTGGTGCTGATGCAGCATTAACTACATCTTCTGCAATTTTAAAACAAGCCAAGATAGACGGAATTCCTGTTTTTAATTTATTAGATACTCTCAAAGGATTTGATAGTTTACAATTATCAGCACTAGTTAGTGAAATTCTTAACAACAATAGAAAGTCAACTTCTACATTAGGCTTTAGATATCTAAATATTCCTAAAACAGAAATTTTAAGAAACGTATCACCATAATGGCAAAATTTGCACAGGGTCGTTTTGACATGAAGAACACCGACAAATATGTCGGAAAAAAACAACCATTGGCTCGAAGTAGTTGGGAATTTGTATTCATGCGCATGCTCGACGAACACCAGGGTGTGCAAAGTTGGGCAAGTGAGAGTATTCAAATTCCATACAGGGATCCACTTACTGGGAAATATACAATATATGTTCCTGATTTTTTTATTGTATATGTAGATAAGAATGGCAAGAAGCATGCAGAAGTAGTCGAAGTAAAACCTGAAAGCCAAACTATACTAGAGAAAGTTGGCAAAAGTCGATACAATCAAGAACAATATGTTAAGAATATGGCCAAATGGGAAGCAGCTACCGCTTGGTGCAAACAACAAGGTGTTACATTTCGTATTATAAACGAAGGTGATATTTTCCATCAAGGCGGAAAACGTAGATAAGTAATGTATGACTAAAAAATTAGAAACTCTTTTTAATTTAGAAGATTCAAAATCTGTTGAACCGTCTGTTCCTGCACCAGTCGTTGAACACACAGAAGTACGGACCTTAGAAGATAGCTATAAGGCAGTTGCTGAAATCACACGTGGATTGCCTCAAATACAAGAGCTTGATAATATTGACGATGCAGAATTAGATAATCTAGCTGATAAAGCAGAAAAAGCCTACGACGATTTAATGGACTTGGGCATGAATGTTGAAGTACGATATGCTAGTCGTATATTTGAAGTTGCTAGTTCTATGATGAACAATGCCATATCTGCTAAAACCGCTAAAATTGATAAGAAATTAAAAGCTATTGATATTCAAATGAAGAAATACAAAATCGATAAAGACAATAACGAGGACCCAAACGATGTTATTAATGGGCAAGGATACATTATTACCGATCGTAATGAGCTCCTTAAGAAATTGGGTCAAAAGGACTAAATAGTACTATGAAGACTTTTAAAGAATATCTTGCTGAAAGCAAAAAAGTGTACGACTTTAAAATTAAAGTTGCAGGTGAACTACCTGAAAAATTCCAAGAAAATCTAAAAGAAAAGCTAGGACGTTGTGGTGTAAAGACTTTTGAAAAAGTTACAACTACGCCAATACAGGCCCTACCGTTAGATTTTCCAGACCATCCAAACTGTGAAGTAACAATATTTGAAGTAATATGCGAATATCCAGTTACCTCTCCCGAAATTGCCAATGACATTAAAACAATGGGAATTCCAGAAAGTTGTTTCCGTGTTCGTGGATCAAATGAACCAACAGAAAGCGAACAAGTATTAGCAGCAGTTGAGCCAAGCGGAAAAGCACTACTTGATGATGCACAGTATAAAGAAGCTGACAAGGTTAAAGTTAAAGATTATTTCGGTGACGATTTTAACAAAGGATTTCTTAAAGATTTAGAAAAAACTTCTAAGGCCATTAAGAAAGATAAAGGCATCGGCGAGTACAAGTTACCAAAAACAAAAACAGCTGGATCTTCTAGTCCTATGACTAAGATTAACAATCCAGATCCAGCATAAGGACAATTAACATGAATTTTCAAGATTTATCTAAAAAGATGCGCGAACTGGACACTCCGGTTGCCGAAGCAGCAATTGAAGAATGTGGCGAGCCGATGGGCATGTCACCGCAGTCAATGAGCAAGCCAGATACTCCGCCACCGAGCATGAGTGTTAACCTAAATGCTCAAGGATTAGACGACATTGCTGAATTAATGAAGTTAATGACTAAAGTAAATCCAGATATGATTAATCAGCCAGCTCCTCATGCTGCTGAGATCGAACCAACGGGCATGCCTAGTTTAACTCCTCCTGGTCCAAGCATTTCTCCATTAAGCCTAGGTAATCTAGATTCTGGTCCATTAAAGATGTTGCCAGATTTGGATTCCGATAATGATAAAATGCCAGGCGGCGAAATGGATAAAGACGACAGTCCTGTTGCAGACATTCAAAAAGCTATGGGAGACCAAGACGGTGATGGCGATCATGACATGGACGATCATGACATGGAAAAGAAAAAAGACAACAAGCCAGAAGACGAAGCTGCAGAACCAGAAGGTGAAGACGATGATATCATGGGCCATCTTAATAAAGAGCTAAAGCCGTTTGACGATCAGCAAGCTAAAGATAAAGAACAGGAAGAAGCTAGTCCAGCTGGATTTGATCAAGCTACTACAAGTCCTGATCCAGAATTTAAAGATGCAGACTACATGATAAACAAACTTGCAGGTGGGTTAAACAAACCAAAAACTATGACAAAGCATGGTTATCAACAAGGTGACAATCCGTTAGCAATGAAAGAAGGCAATCTGCGTGATCAAATTCGTGCAGAGTTGGCTCAGCGTTTGTCAGAAGCTAAAGCAAAATAATAAATTATTATTAAACCAAATAGGCTCTCCGGAGCCTATTTTTTTCAGTAAATAAAGTATGGCAAAATCATTAGACGGTAATTTAATTAAAAAGGCACATGCTCCTCAGCGGTATACCCTTGAGGAAGTAAAGCATTTAGAAGCATGTATGGATCCTGTAACAGGTCCCTTATATTTTGCTAAAAACTTTTTAAAGATTCAACACCCTGTTCGCGGATCGATTCCGTTTGAACCATATGATTATCAAGAAAGACTGATACAGTCTTATCACGAAAACAAGCAGTGTATTGCTATGTTACCACGTCAGATGGGTAAAACAACTTGTGCGTGTGCATACTTGCTATGGTACACAATGTTTGTGCCAGAAGCACAGGTTCTAATTGCAGCACACAAGTATGAAGGTGCGCAGGATATTATGAATCGTTATCGATTCGGTTATGAGAACTTGCCAGACTTTATCCGTGCTGGTGTTTATTCATACAACAGAAATACAATTGAATACGATAACGGCGCTCGTATACAGGCAGTGACTACTACAGAAAATACCGGTCGTGGTAAATCTCTTTCATTGATCTATTGCGACGAGTTTGCATTTGTGCAACCGCCAGAGAAAGCCAAAGAATTTTGGACTGCACTATCACCTACACTATCTACAGGTGGTAAATGTATTATTACATCAACACCTAACTCAGACGAAGATCAGTTTGCCCTAATATGGACCGAAGCCAATAAAAAGTTTGACGAATTTGGTAACGAACAAAAGTTAGGCACAAACGGATTTTCTTCATTCTTTGCACATTGGGCAGAGCATCCGGATCGTGATGAAAAATGGGCAGCAACAGAACGTAGTAAAATTGGTGACGAGAGATTCCGTCGTGAATTTGATTGTGAATTCTTAATCTTTGACGAAACTCTAATCAACGCAGTACGTCTTGCAGAACTCAAAGGAGTTGAACCGACAATGTCCATGGGGCAGACCCGTTGGTACAAAGACATAAATCCACAGGCAACATACTTAGTGGCACTTGATCCTAGTCTAGGAACTGGTGGCGATAACGGTGCTATTCAAGTATTCGAAATGCCTAACATGGAGCAAGTAGCTGAATGGTTTCATAATATGACTCCTGTTCAGGCACAAGTTAAGCATCTAAGAGAAATTTGTAACTACATTCAAGAACGTGGCCAAGAAAAAGGCGGTAATCCGCAAATCTATTACAGTGTAGAAAATAATACCCTAGGCGAAGCTGCATTAATTGTTATTAATAATATAGGTGAAGAACAGTTTCCTGGGTTATTCCTTAGCGAACCTATACGCAAAGGGCATGTACGTAAATTCCGTAAGGGATTTAATACTACACACAAAACAAAGATTTCTGCATGTAGTCAACTAAAGCATATGCTAGAACAGCAAAAGATGAAAATCAAGTCTAAACCTTTGATTTCAGAGCTTAAAACCTTTGTTGCACACGGTGTTGGATTTGGTGCTAAAACCGGCGAACACGATGACTTAGTATCTGCTACCCTGCTTATCATACGCATGGCTGCGGTGTTAGCAGACTGGGATCCTAAGATTTACGAAAAAATGACTGACAGATTAACCGAAGATCAGATGCCTATGCCGATCTTTGTATCTAGTATTATGTGATAAATATAACTATGGACGCAACAAACAATATCGCTACCGATTTATTTTATAAAATTAGAAGCCGATTTACGGGCCTTAAATTAGGCGCCGAAACTGGCGAAGTAACCATCAATCCAGAAGATGCAAGATTCTTTGATTTTGATTACGTAGAAGAAGGCAATACTATTGGACACGTTAGTATTAGTCTAGCAGAAGTTAATTCTATGAAAGTGTATTTTTCTACAGGTATTACAGAATCTATGGATCCTGGAGAAAAGAAAAACTGGTATAAATTTTTAAGAGAATTGCGTATGTTTGCTAAACGCAGATTAATGAGTTTTGATACTAGAGATATTACAAAAGATAATCTAGACAAACGTGATTATTCATTCTTAAGTCAGCACAGCAAACCAGCGACGCCACCAAATACAGTAACAACACAAGTCGGAGAAAGTGTAATGAACGAAAGCTCACTATATGGCTCAAGAACAATGAGCTATCAGAAATTAGAAAATACAAGATTGATTATTAAACATAGTCAAGCACTAGCAGATGATATGGCACCTGGTGCAAGATCAAGAAATATTTCTGGATTGTTTGTTGAAAACGGAGATGGAGAACGTTTTAAATATCCTTTCATTCATCTAGCAGGCGCTCGTGCAATGCAACGTCACGTAGCCAACGGCGGCATGCCCTACGACGATATTGGCAAAAGCATTATTGGTATGAGTGAAGAAATTGCACAGCTAAAGAGCTTTGGCAATTATGTTGTTCGCAACGATCTAATGAATTCAGACACTAATGGTATTGTAGAAAGAAGTTCAACCCAATTAAATTCTTTAAGAGAAATGATTGCTAAACTTGCAAAACAAAGTCATTATGAGGCATATAAAGAATCATTTCAGGCACAAAGCCCAATGGAAGTACCTCAAGAGGTAGTAGAAGACTTTACAGAAAAATTCACAGTTAAAAACTTTAAAGAAGATATCAAGTCTGTATTCCCGGTATTGTACAGATTAATGCAAGAAGATAATACCATAGGCTATGACGACATAGTCGCAATGACAACTAAAGAAGATTTTTCGAACGACGATGCCGAAATCAATACAACGCCTGAAACATTCGATCCGTTTGCACGTTTTGAAAATTGGGCAATGAACCTAGGCGAAGAAAGCGGCATTCAAAGTGACGACCAAGAAACTAAAGCTACTGCTGTTAAGGATCTACAAGAACTAGTAGGACAGCATTTCCCAGCAGGCGATAGTGGCATGAATGCTATTCAAAGTTTAAAAGGTATTATCGACGATTCAAGATTATACCAAGAAATTAAAAATCAGGCAAAAGAACAAGGCGATGATTCCTGTGTTAGAGGTCTAGTGAAAGATTGGCTAGAACAAAATGCTCCAGAGATTGTTAGTGAATTAGACTTTGGCGATTATCAAGATGAAGAACCAGCGGGCGATGCGCCGGTGACAGCCCAAGGGGGTGAAGAAACTGCACCAGAAGAAGTTCCGCAAGAATCTAATGATAAAGACCAAGACGATACACCGCCATGGGATACAGATGACGATGAATCAAATTTTAAAAAGCCTAATAACCCAAATCGTACAGGCCAAGACAGTGCTAGAGCATTAGCTCAGAAAGGCATGAAACAACAAATGAATGTGCAAGAAATTGCCGAATTTGTTCACAGCTTTTACGATCAAGAATCAGGTACATTCCCTAAAGGCCCAGAAGGCGTTGCCACAATGGTAGGCAAGAAATTTGGCGAACAGGCAGAAGCAGTTGCTCGTAAATTTGTTGAAAGAATGGCACCACAGCAGCAAGCACCAGAACTAGCAGAATTAGCACGTATTAGAGAACTAGCAGGCTTTTAAAGATTGTTCGTAGCAGTTAGAGTTGATTAAGAACTCTATTAGATTGGGCACTTAGGTGCCCTTTCTTTTTGGCGAAATGAAATCAAACTTTTGTGTAAACTTTTAGTCTTACTAGAGCGTTATATATATACGCAGGGAATATTCTTTGCGTACAACAACATAAAGGAAACTTTAAAATGAAATCAGTAATCGCAATCATTGTATCAGCATTTGCATTATCAGCATTCGCTCAAGCACCTGCCGCTCCTGCAAAGAAAGAAGAAGCTAAACCTGCCGTAGCAACTCCAGCTAAGGAGGCAGCTAAGCCTGCCACCAAAAGCGAACCTGCTAAGAAAGAGCCAGCTAAAGCAGACGCAAAGGCCGCTACTCCAACAAAGTAAGCTAGGACTCGATGATAGTGACTTCATTGTCGACGATGAAGTTACTTTTGGGCGCAATCTAAAAAGCAAAGATTTTGGCAAGATAGTACACGAAGATGTATTGTCAGATCATATAAAATTTAGACTGTGGCTAGCCAGACAGTTAGCACTGGCAAAGTATAAGGAAAAGTGGGCATAACCCACTTTTTCTTTTGGTAAGACAAAATCAAAAATATACAAAAAACCTTTGACTTTACTAAATAAAAAGCGCATAATAAAACATGTGCATAAGGCATATAAACATTTTAGGCATAACATAGGAGGCATTTAAAATGGCAACTCTCGCAGAAATTCGTGCTAAACTTCAAGAAGCACAATCAAAGTCCACAGGACAATCCACCGGCGGTGGAGACAACGCAATTTACCCACATTGGAACATGCAAGAAGGCAAAGAAGCTGTCGTACGTTTCTTACCTGACGGTAATCCAAACAACACATTCTTCTGGGTAGAACGTGCAATGATCAAGCTACCTTTCGCAGGTATCAAAGGTGAAACAGATTCCAAGCCAGTTCAAGTACAAGTACCTTGTGTAGAAATGTACAATGACGGTTCTGTTTGCCCAATCCTTAGCGAAGTGCGTGGTTGGTTCAAAGACAAATCACTAGAAGAAATGGGTCGTAAGTATTGGAAGAAACGTTCATACATTTTCCAAGGCTTCATTGTTGAAGATCCGCTCAAAGAGGAAAAAACTCCTGAGAACCCAATCCGTAGATTCATCATCGGACCTCAAATCTATCAAATTATCCGTTCAGCACTAATGGATCCAGAGTTGGAAGAATTGCCAACTGACTACCTCAAAGGTGTTGACTTCCGTATTGCTAAGACATCTAAAGGCGGCTTTGCTGACTATTCTACATCAAAGTGGAGTCGTCGTGAACGTGCATTAACAGAAGTTGAAGCCGGTGCGTTATCATCAAACGAACTGTTTAACTTATCAGACTTCTTGCCTAAGAAGCCAACTGATGTTGAGCTTAAGGTAATGAAGGAAATGTTCGAAGCATCAGTTGATGGTGAAGCATATGACATGGAACGTTGGGGTCAATACTTCAAACCAGCTGGCATGGGCCAAGCAACTGGTGATCCGCATCGTGCAACTGCTAACACAGCAACACCTGCTGCTAAAGCAAGTGAAGACTATGCAGATGACGAGCCTGCTCCTGTAGCAAGTGCGCCAGCCGCCCAGGCAGCTCCGGCAGCTGAAGGTGCAAGTCGTGCGCAAGACATTCTTGCCATGATTCGCAATCGTCAGAAGTAATTAGACTAAACATAGAGTGTGAGGCAACTCACACTCTATTTCTCAACAGGGCAAAAATAATATGGCAAAAGCATTTGATATTTCTAAATTTAGAAAGTCAATTACTAAATCTATTGACGGTTTAAGTATTGGCTTCAATGATCCAACCGATTGGGTCAGTACAAACAACTTCGCATTAAATTATCTTATCAGCGGAGACTTTAAAAAAGGCATCCCACTTGGTAAGGTTACAGTGTTCGCAGGTGAGTCAGGTGCAGGTAAATCCTTTATCTGTTCAGGCAACCTAGTGGCTAATGCACAAAAGCAAGGTATTTTTCCTATCTTAATCGATACAGAAAATGCGCTTGACGAAGCATGGTTACATGCACTTGATGTTGATACAAGCCCAGAAAAGTTGTTAAAACTTAACATGGCTATGATCGACGATGTAGCAAAGACTATTACAGAATTTGTTGCAGAATATAAAACAATGCCTGAAGACGATCGTCCAAAGGTATTATTTGTAATTGATTCGTTAGGCATGTTGTTGACTCCAACAGACGTTAATCAGTTCCAAGCAGGTGATTTGAAAGGTGATATGGGCCGTAAGCCTAAAGCATTGACAGCACTTGTTCGTAATTGTGTAAACATGTTCGGCGCACACAATATTGGTCTAGTTGCAACCAATCACACCTACGCAAGTCAAGACATGTTTGATCCAGATGACAAGATCTCCGGCGGTCAAGGCTTTATCTACGCAAGTTCAATTGTAGTAGCAATGCGCAAATTGAAACTTAAAGAAGATGAAGATGGCAATAAAGTTTCAGAAGTTAATGGTATTCGTGCCGCATGTAAAATCATGAAGACACGGTATGCTAAACCTTTTGAAAGTGTACAAGTCAAGATTCCTTATGAAACAGGTATGAATCCATATAGTGGACTGGTCGACCTGGCTGAAGCTAAAGGGTTGCTCAAGAAGGAAGGAAACAGTCTTGTCTACACATCAGCAGACGGCGAAGTAATTAAACAGTTCCGTAAGGCGTGGGAAAAGAACGAGAAAAATGGTCTTGACATTATGATGGACGATATTTCTAAACATGGTGAAAAAATCGATTCTGGGATAACTACTACAGTTGAACCTGAAACGGAGAGCGTAGAATGAAAGACGATGTAATTGCCGATATTTGGACATTGGTTATTGAACATATTCCAGAAAAGTATCGTAAAGATGTAGCAGCCGACTTTGTTAATACTTTATTAGATCATGGTATCAAAGAAAGTGTATTAGATAGTCTAATGGGTGTAGATCCTTATCTTGATACAGCTATAGAATATGCCACAGATGGCGAAGACTACAGCGAAGACGAAGATGAATACAACGAAGATTACGAGGATTAAATGAATTGGTATGACAAGGTTAGTAAAGATATAAGCAATATTCCAGATGCTGCGGCCTATTATGAAGCTGAATTAATTCACGCAAAACAAGATGTCCGCATAGCGGGTAACATCGAGAAGGCAAGTTCGCAAATGCCCGGCATTGTGGAAGAACGCTTTAATCAACTTCAAGAAATTGAAGGTATCCTTGAGTACTTAAACATTGAACTTCGTAGACTTCGCAGTCAACATTTTCGCAAGTATTTAGAAAACTATCAACGAGCTTTATCTTCTAGGGACTGTGAAAAGTTTGTAGAAGGTGAAGCCGACGTTGTAGACTTTGAGAAAATTATCAACGACTTTGCCCTACTGCGTAACAAGTGGTTGGGTATTATCAAAGCACTTGATCAGAAACAATGGCATCTAAGCAACATTGTTAAATTACGTGTATCTGGGTTAGAAGACGCATCACTATGAACATTTTAGTAACAGGTGGCCTTGGGCTTATCGGGCACAATGTTGTAAGCAAGCTAGAAGAACAAGGACATAGTGTTGTAATTACAGATACAGAAACAACTTATGGTATTATTCCTAAGCAAGAACTGTACTATCTACTCAGTCAACGTTCTAAAAAAATAAAATCAAGCGAAGTTTATCTCACAGATATTTGTGATCCATCTGGTATGGGTCATCTGTTTTCAAAATACAATTTTGATACAGTAATTCATCTTGCTAGTTTTCCTAGACAGAAAGTAGTCAACGCTAATCCTGCACTTGGCTCACGTACTATGAGCGAAGGACTGCTTAATCTATTAGAACTAAGTGTAAAGTATAATGTAAAAAGATTCGTATATACAAGTTCTAGTATGGTATACGGTGATTTTACAGATTTCGTTAAAGAGGATGCAGTATGTAATCCGCAAGGACAATACGGCATTATGAAACTTGCAGGCGAGTGGTTAATTAAAGATTACACACGCAAGTACGGAATCGAACACACTATCTTTCGCCCCAGTGCAGTATATGGGCCGCTTGATGTTGAAGACCGCGTTATTAGCAAATTCTTGTTGACTGCTATGCGTGGCGGCATTCTTAAAGTAAACGGTATTAACGAAACTTTAGATTTTACCTACGTGGATGATGCTGCTAATGGAATTGTGGCAGCTACACTTGCAGGAAATACTGCAAATAAAACTTATAACATAACTAAAAGTCATAGTAAGACATTATTATCCGCCGCCGAATTAGCAGTTAAGTTGGCAGGCAAAGGCACAGTCGAAGTTAAAGAAAAAGATGCAGATTTTCCTAGTCGAGGTGCATTAGATATTACAGCAGCACGTCAAGACTTTGGATTCGACCCTAAGATCGATATTGACGAGGGCTTTGAAATTTACTATAGTTGGCTTAAGAATTCTGAGTATTGGAAGAACAATCTATGAAAGACACATACGTCATTACAACGTTCAGTAAAAAAAATTATACAGAATATGCTAAAACTACTATTGATTCGTGGAAAAAAAATTGGCCTAGTAATTGGAAGTTAGTTACTGTTGATGCCGAAGTAGATGTTAACGAAGATATAAAATTAGAATGCCCGGAAAAACATCAGTGGATTTCTTATGTAAAATCTACAGGAATAAATGCTCCTGAACCTAAAGGACATGAGCGACAATGGGAAAAGTTTTGTCATAAGTCGTATGCACAAATAACTGCATCACAATCGTTATCCTCTGGGTATATGATTTGGTTAGATGCCGATGTCAAGTTTTTAAAAACACCGCCTAGTAACTTAGTAGAAAAAGAGATTAACGGATTTTTTAGCGGGTATCTTGGCAGAGACGGATACAAACATAAAAGCAATGATGGGCGACATTCTGCTCCTGAAACAGGAATTATATTTTACGATTTAGATCATGCCTATTCTAAAAGTCATTTTGCTAAATTAAAAGAAATTTACTCCGATCATAATTTATTCAAATACCCAGCTTGGAGCGACGAAGTAATTTACGGAATACTTAGAGATGGTAACCCGTCTGTGTATAAGTCAGTAACTCCGACTTATTCTAGATTTCCGTTAGCAATAAGTCACCTATCGGAGTATTTTGAACATTGGATGGGCGGCGGAAAGTTACACGGCAAAGATGTTCAGGGTCTAAAACAAAAAACTAAAATGAGTCACTTGGCAAACTTATAAATTATTTGATAATTGTCAAATATTGGATATATATTTTTGCTTTGTAGATATTGAACTATTGCACGACCCTTGCCAGTCCTAGTTCCATTAAGCAAAAACGAATTATCGTCAATAGCTACGATACAATTCTTAAGATAGGGTTCGATCTCTAAAAATTCTTTCAAATGATGATCGGCACTCGGACCATCCTCCTTCCAGTCAACATCGTAACTATCAAGATAAAAAAGATCAACATTTTCTAAATCACGTAACGAGTTGAGCCACGTAACACTATCACTACAGGTAGCTCGATAGTATAGTTTATCGATAAATGAATTTGCAATGTTAACTGCTTGCTGACTGATATCCACTGATCTTACAAATCCACCGTGCGCTTTAACTAATTCTGAAAATAAAAATCCGCTGTTACCGTCTCGCCAGTTTCCTGGATCTCTGACTGTTCCTGTTTCTATAATTTGAAAGTTTTTTTCTTTTAATTTAAACAGCTCTTCAAAAATAATCGAAAACCCTTCACTACGATCGTATGGGTCTACTTTTAAACCTCGTTTCTGACCGTTAATTTTTAAAGCAAGTTTATTTTTATATAAAGATTTGTAAGTATCTAGCCAATAGCTCATATTATTCCTTATGCCAAAGAAAATCAACCCCTTGGGTACGAATACAGGTATACCCTAAACTAGTCATGTAGTTGTGATATGTTTTATCACCTCTTTGATGGGCATTATCTTCAAGACAAATATAAGAAATTTTCTGTACAGACCAATCAATGCACTTTAAGATAGGAAGCTCTGCTCCTTCTACGTCGATTTGTAAATAGTCAATATGCAACGGAAGTTCTAAACTATTCCAGGCCCTACAAGGTATAGATATTACATTAGCAGGACTTGAAGTAGTAGCTCCGATTGTTGGAGAACTACTTTCTAATAACTGTTGATGTAGCTCGTCATATGACTCAACAATACCATTCCATTCTGGCCTATCTGGAAATAATGCATAATCAACTTCGCCGTCGTGATCGTAAACAGCAACATTAAGACATCGGCATGTTCTGTTTTTTACTAGTTGTTCATAGCTCGGAGGAGATGCTTCAATGCAAACTCCGTCCCAACCTGCTTTTTCTAAAATAATAGTACTATTCTTTTTACGTCCGTCCCACGCTCCGATTTCGACATAAAATCCAGGTTTCTTTTTCCAAACAGTTTCAAAAAATATACGACTAAGTCTTGGCTCTTTCATATTAGCATCCCTATAAAAATATTTATCATAATAATATGCGCAGATAAATATTTGCATGAAAACAATTGTAATTGCAACAGGTGGATTTGACCCCATCCATTCAGGTCATATTAATTATATCAAAGAATCTAAAAAACTAGGCGATGTTTTAATTATTGGTGCAAATTCAGACGAATGGTTGCGCCGTAAAAAAGGGCAAGAGTTTATGCCATGGGAAGAACGTGCTAGTATACTAAGTGCTATCAAAGATGTAGATCGAGTTATCAATTTTGATGATAGCGACGGCAGTGCAAAAGATGCTATCAGAAAAGTAAGATCGATTTATCCTTATGATAAAATTGTGTTTGCTAACGGTGGCGATAGAACTAAAACTAATATTCCAGAAATGGATGTATTAGAAGAAATGTTGCATTTGGAGTTTGTATTTGGTGTCGGCGGCGAACATAAAATGAATTCTAGCAGTTGGATCTTACAAGAATGGAAAGCACCAAAGACTGAACGCCAATGGGGATACTATCGTGTACTACACGAAGTTCCTGGGATGAAAGTTAAAGAGCTCACTGTCGAACCTGGTAAGCGTTTAAGTATGCAACGACATGAATTTAGATCCGAATACTGGATGGTTAGCGAAGGCGAGTGTATAGTTAATTCTATGATGCCCAACGGATATGCACTACCTCCAAAGCATTTAGTTAAACACGAGGAATTTAAAATTCCCGTAACAGAATGGCACCAACTCACCAACCCATTTGACGTTCCTTGTAAAATTGTAGAAATACAATACGGTGAAAAATGCATCGAAGAGGACATCGAAAGACAATGAAACTAAATGATTGGATTTTCCTTAGTAAGGAAGGCAAAGACGAATATATCAATATGTTTGCCATTGGCAGCGGAGGCCGTGTTGTTCCTTCAGATGAATTTAATTATGAAGACAATCCCGAACATCCTATTGTAATGCGTGGTATTTTAAAACACAAAATTATGAAACGCTGCTGGTTAGACGGCAGAGATTTTTACTATATGGATACCGGATATCTAGGAAATCAAAAAAGTCCAATGAATCCTATGGGGTGGAAACACTGGCATCGTATAGTAAAAAATGATTTACAACACGGCGAAATTGTTTCACGTCCAGGAGATAGGTTTGAAAGATTGCACATTCCAATTCGTAAATGGAAAAAGGATGGGCGAAAAATATTAATTGCTAAACCAGACGAAAAGCCTTGTATTTTTTATGGTATTGATTTAGATACATGGGTTAACGAAACTGTCGAAACATTAAAAAAATATACAGACAGGCCTATTGAGATTAGAGAACGAGCTAAAGAAAGAATTGCAAGAGTAGAACACAATACATTAAAAGATGCTCTCGATAAGGATGTGTTTGCATTAGTTACATTTAATAGCGTTGCAGCTACAGAATCTGTACTTCACGGAATTCCGGCATTTACGCTAGCACCGTCAAACGCTGCAAGTCCAGTTTGCTTACAAGATTTAAGTAAAATAGAAACTCCTTATTATCCTGATAAAGATAAAGTTTATGCATGGGCCTCTCATCTTGCCTATGGTCAATATCACATCGACGAATTAAAAAATGGTGACGCTTGGAGATTGTTAAATGAATTATGATATGTTACCAATTTTTATTGGGTATGATGCCAGAGAAGATATTGCCTATCGTGTATGCGAATATTCTATATACAAACATACTCCAGAAGCTGAAGTTAGACCACTAAAGCAAGATGCACTACGTAAAGAAGGTCACTATACTAGAGCAAAAGATGAATTAAGTTCTACAGAATTTACCTTTACTAGATTTATGGTACCATACCTAATGGAGTATAAGGGCTGGGCATTATTTTGCGATTGCGACTTCGTATGGACTGAAGATATTAGACAGTTGTTTCAAAAAGCAGATCCAAAATATGCGGTTATGGTCGTTAAACATGATCATAAACCAAATTCTACTACTAAAATGGATGGCGCACAGCAAACACAATATCCTAGAAAAAATTGGTCGAGCATGGTACTATGGAATTGCGGCCATCCTCAAAACCAATCATTAACTCTTGATAAGGTTAATTCTGCATCGGGTCAACATCTGCACAGATTTGAATGGCTTAGTGATGATGAGATTGGTGAATTAGATATTCGATACAATTTCTTAGTTGGTTGGAATAAAGAAAGTGCTGTTGGCAAACCTGCTGCATATCACTGGACCGAAGGTGGCCCGTGGTTTCCTGCTTACAAAGATTGTGAATATAAAGATGTTTGGTATCAATATCTAATAGACTACACACAAGAATTAGCATTAAGCACTACACAGACTCATACAGCTATTACCTGGGTCACATCGTTATCTCGTGCATACTACGATGAAATTGCAAACTTGACCATGCCGTCATGGAGTGATTTACCGGGTGATGTTGTTATTGTGTGGGATGATAAGCCAGTTGATTTTGGCTTTGGAAAAACTTTTAGTTTTTGGAAAGATGTAGTATCGCCAGACGATCCTTGGATACGTGAGGGCATGGGCGGAACTAAAGCAGATAGATTCTGGAAAAAAAGTCGAGTACAAATTTGGGCTGCTAGAAGATATAAGGGTCTAGTAGTATGGATTGATGCTGACATTATGTTAACTAAACGTATAACAAAATCAGAAGCCATTGAAAAACTACATCCAAGAACAGATGTATGGGGCACATTGAATTGCGGTGACGATTTTCATGGAAAAGATTTTATCGATACAGGTATTGTAGCATTTAATACAAGACATGAAAATTTTGAAGAATTTATTAGAGATTATTCATTAGTTTGGTATGATGGTAGAATTTACAACCTTCCACAGCCGTATGATCATTATGCAGTTACGTCAATGAGAAATAAGTGGAAGATGAAAACGTATGTCCCTCACTATAGTACATGGACTTCGACACATTCTGATATTATAAATCGATTTGCAATGGAAAATAGTTACCTTAAAGATAATTTTAAACATTACCTTGGCATCGATAATAAAAACTTATTAAACGAAGCTTCAGGTAAGCCAATTAAAGAAAAGAAAAAGAAATGAAGATAATTGCATACCTGGGATGCTTGCCTCCAAGTAATAAAAATCCAGAGAAAGGAGAAATTCTTTCTCGTTTTATTAAAGGTGTATCGGCCTCTGCAGACGAAGCAATAACACACACGCAAATGACGTTGTTAGATTGCGATGTTGCATTGATGGTAGGTTGGGTTCATGAGAACTCTAAAAATACTCCTCATTTAACATTTAGAAAAAATATTATAGATAGACAGAAAGCTGCTGGCAACCGTATTTTATTAGCCGATAGTAATTTATTTTTGTATAAAAATACAGCAAACCCTGGACACTATCTACGTTACAGTTTCGATGGCGTATTTCCAAACACTGGCGACTATTGCGATAAAGACATTGATCCGCAGCGTTGGATTAAATTGTCTAGAGATCTAAATGTTCCATTAAAAGAATACAGGACCAATGGAAACCATATTTTATTATGTCTACAACGGAACGGTGGGTGGAGCATGGGGGCATATGATGTTGTCGACTGGACTGCAAAGACAATTAAAGAGTTGCGGCTGCACACTGATCGCGAAATTATAATTCGTGCTCATCCTGGCGATAAAGGATCGAAAGATTATCTTAGTCCTAATAATCTAATGAAAAAAATAGGTCTATTAAAAGGTGTAAGATTATCAAAACCAAATACATCATTAACAGACGATCTAAAAAATTGTTGGGCAGTAGTAAATCACAATTCTAGCCCTGCTGTAGGTGCAGCGATCGAAGGGTATCCAATATTTGTAACGGACCCTGAAAGAAGTCAATGCCGTGAAATCGCAAATTTAAATTTAGCAGACATCGAAAATCCCAATCTACCAGATAGACAAAAATGGG